CCGAGAAAATTACTGGGCGCTCATCAGACAGCTCGGACACGTCCAACTGCCAGCATTAAGCTCCATCATGCTCAAGCAAGCGCACATCGGAGCCACGGGCCACGCGCCAAGCCGAGGCAGCGCGCCAATGCCAATCGACACGAGAGAGCAAGCCCTCATCACCGATTCCGAAGCGTGGCTCGCAGAACAAGCAGGCAAAATCAGATCCGCATACGCAGGATACGGCTGGCGCAAAGCATGGCTCGCCATATTAAGCAATCGCCATACCATTTTGGACATGACCACTGCAGCAGATGATTACGCAGCCCTGGAACACATCAGCCGACGCAACGAGGCAGCATTGACTCCGGAAGACGAGCTCATAATCCTCGGCACCTGCCCCACCTGCCATCGCCAACTCACCGGCACGCCAGAAGCCGAATCGGTCACATGCCAACACTGCCGCTCCGAATGGGCGGCACCAGCCATCAAAGCAGCACGAGACCAACGACTGTGGCAAGTGCAAATCACCGGCACGCCAAGCGACGCAGCCAAGGAACTGAAACGCTACGGCCTGACCATCAGCCGCAACCTCATCAGCCAATGGCTCAGACGCGGCAAACTATCGCACGCCACGCCGACAAAACACAAGCGGCAGTACACGTTCAACCTCGGCGAACTCGCAGCACTACTTGACTGTCACCGTTGAAATGCTATACTGTCGTACAGTAGTAAAATGGTTCAGCCTGAAAGGGCTGGGCCATTATTCATATCGCTTCGGTAGCTCAGTGGCAGAGCACGAGGGATAGCACAGATACCAGAGGACGGATACCTTACCGGCCATGGCTTCCATGATTCTTTGAATGCCCGTGATAAGAGACAGTGCCCCTCATCGACGTGGGTTCGACTCCCACCCGAAGCACCAAAGGCGGTGAATCAATGTCAGGAAGAACGCGCAAGACAAGCCGCCAATTCGAAAAAGACAAGGCCGCATTCTTCAACCAATGCAAGGCACAGCATGCGGTCTGCTGGTTGTGTGGCATGCCAATCGACTACAACGCAGTCAAGAACACCACAGATGACTCATTCAACCTAGATCACATGTTCCCAGTCAGCAAGCACCCGGAACTTCAATTCGACCCAGCAGGCTTCAAACCATCACACACCAGCTGCAACCGCTTGAGAGGCAACCAAGACCCACCAGCACCAATCGGAACACTAAGCAGGCAATGGATTAAGACAGCATGAGCAAGGAGACAGCAATGCAACAGCCAGTCAACCTAACACTCACCGCAGAAATTAACGACAAGACATTCCCAATCAGCAGCTTCACGGTCAACATTCCAGTGCACGTCAACAGAACATACCGCTACGAGGTCATCGACTCCGAGCGTGCCATCGCCAAGCTGATGCCACCAAGCACAAACGAACTCATCAAACGCTTCAAAAACGCAATCAACGCATTCCAAACAGCATTCGAAACCGACCCAAACGGGGTAGGGGCGGTGAAATCGTAAAACCAACGCAAGAACGCAAGACGTCCCGCGTGGTTGGTCTCCCTCTCCCCGATGAGTGAAATTGTTGGCGGGTCGCGCGCGATGGCAGATTAGGGGGTGTTTTCGATGAGTGCGAAGTTTCCGAGTCGGAATGTGGCGGAAGCGTTGGAGCGTTCGTTGAAGAACGCTGACCTCAAGGCTGTGAATTCTGCTGTTGTCGCTGCGGCTCGCGTGTTGGCTGAGCGTATCGATTATCTGACGTTCTCCGGTTTTGTCGATGAGAACGGCAAGCTCGACAACGTGTCGCTGCCGACGTTCCTGAAGTATTGCCAGAGTCTCGGCCTTACGGTGGATGCTCCGGCTAAGGTTGGTCGGCCTGCGAAGCCGAAGGTTGAATCAAAGCCGGAGGCGCGTAAGAGCGACAAGGTTGTGCAGATGGAAGATTTCATGAAGCGTTTCGGCTAGGAGGCGTTCGATGGTGTCGGAAGATTTGAGTGTTTTCGGTGCCATCGATGATGAGAAGCATGGTGTGACCCTGCCGCGTATTTATACTCCGCCGCTTCGTCCCTTGGATAAGAACACTTCTAATGGCTTCGCTGTGATCGCGTTCGCCGAGATCATGCTTCACGTGCATCTCTATCCGTGGCAGCAGTGGCTGCTCGTGCACGCGTTGGAATTGCTGGAGGACGGCTCGTATCGTTTCCGCAAGGTCATCGTGCTTGTGGCCCGTCAGAATGGCAAGACCACGCTGATGGGCGTTTTGGCCGCGTGGTGGCTTTTCGTGGACTCGAACAAGCATCCTGATCGTGTGCCGCCGGTGAAGTTTCTGGTGGTGGGCGCCGCTCAGACGCTTGATAATGCGAAGGGGCCTTACAGTCAGGTCAAGGAGTGGTGTAATCCGCGTCCTGAGACTGATGAGGAGTCCGATCTGGTGGTGCCCGAGCTTGCGGGCATGACGCAGAAATTCGTGAACACCAACGGCGAGGAAGCCATCGTGCTGAAGTCGAAGGCGAAATACATTGTCCGTGCCGATAAGAACATTCGTGCGAAGAGCGCGGCCCGTGTGATTTTCGACGAGCTGCGCGAGCAGCATAATGATGATGGCTGGAATGCCGTCTCTCAGACCACGAAGGCCGTGTGGAGTTCGCAATTGTGGGGCATCAGCAATGCTGGCGATTATCGGTCTGTGGCCTTGCGTAAGCAGGTGGACAAGGGCCGGAAGCTCGTGGACACTTGGAAGCAGTGTGTGGCCGATGGTGTGGATGCCGCCGAGGCTTTCGCCAATGGCGAGCAGGACGGCAGCTTCGGATATTTCGAGTGGTCTGCGCCTGACAAGTGTCCGGTGGATGATGCCGACGCCATTCGCCAGGCGAATCCGTCGCTCGGCTATGGGCCGATGACCGTCATGTCGGTTCGGTCCGATATCGATGGCATGACCGAGGCCGCTTTCCGCACAGAGGTCCTGTGCCAGTGGGTCACTGCTGACATCATTCCTTTCATCAACCCGAAAATGTGGGCCAGCGGCATCGACTCGCGTTCCACGATTCCGAACGAGAATCGAGTGGTGCTGTCCGTGGACACGTCGGCTGACCGTAAGACCACGTATGTGGCCGCTGCCGGAATGCGTGCGGACGGTTTGCCTCACGTGGAGTTGATCGCTCGTCGTGACGGCATGCTGTGGGTGCCGCATTATCTTGACCTTTTGCAGGAGCGTTGGCCGCATATCACGGAGATCGCCGTGCAGGGCAAAGGCTGTCCGGCAGTCGATTTCATTGACCCGCTCATCGAAAAAGGGTGGACGGTGCATCTCATCGAAGGCTTCCGTCTGGGCGCGTGCTGTGGCCGCTTCCTGGACCGTGTGCGTGAGGGCAAGCTACGGCATTTGCCGCAGCCCGCCATCGAACAGCAGGTGAGTGTGGCCGTGTCCCGAAGGCTCGGCGAAGTCGAGGTGTGGGACCGCACGAAATCCGCATTGCAGATCAGCGGCCTAGTGGCCGAATCGCAGGCATTGTACGCGTTGGAGACCATGCAGGCTGTGGATGCCGAACCGGCGAAGGCTTCCGCCTATTCGGGGCATGGATTGATGATTCTTTGATTTTTGAAGCGATTGGAGGTGCCTTATGGGCCTTTGGAGCGCCTTGAGGAACGTTTTCCAGCCGCGCTACAGCATTTCCTTTGATTTGTCCGACCAGATGGCCATGATTCAGGGCCAGACGGAGGCCGAGCTTTTCAAGACGCAGCCGCATTTGCGTACCGTGATCACTTTCCTGGCACGGAATGTCGCTCAGGTCGGTTTGAAGGAATTCGAGCGTGTCAGCGACACGGACAGGCAGCGTGTAACCGATGACGTGCTAATCAATCTGCTGAAGCAGCCGAACGGCACGATGACCGGCTATGAGTTGATGCGTCAGCTTGTGGCCGACTTGGCGCTTTACGACAACGCCTACTGGGTGGTCATGCAGACGCCTGATCGGGATGCCGACAAGTTCGGCAGCTGGCAGATTCAGCCGATTCCGCCATGCTGGGTGCAGGCCAAGCGCGACGGCAGCGTATTCCAGCCCGCCTATTATCGCGTTTATCCTAATTTGGGCACGTCATACTATGACGTTCCGGCCGATGACATGCTCGTGTTCCACGGATGGAACCCCGATGACCCGACGCAGGGCGTTACTCCCGTGAGGGCCTTGAAGGACATCATCAACGAGCAGATTCAGGCATGGTCATATCGCACTCAAGTGTGGAAGCGCGGCGGCCGTATCGGCAGCGTGCTGGTGCGTCCGAAGGATGCGCCGGAATGGAATGACGACGACCGTGAGCGTTTCATGCGCGGGTGGAAGGAATTCACCGACAAGGGAGCACAGGCTGGTGCCACGCCATTGCTTGAGGATGGCATGGAATTGAAGCGGTTGGGCTTCAATGCGCGCGAGGAGGAATTCAGCGAGGTCACGAAACTGTCGCTGTCCACCGTCGCAAGCGTCTACCACGTCTCACCTGTCATGGTCGGCATCCTGGACAACGCGAATTTTTCGAATACCAAGGAATTCCGCAAGATGCTGTATTCCGAGACGCTGGGGCCGACCATGCGCATGATCGAGGACAGGATAAACACTTTCCTTGCGCCGAAGGTCGGTGCGCCGGACGCGAATTACATCGAATTCGACATCCGCAGCAAGCTTTCCGGTGATTTCGAGGAGCAGGCCAGTGTGATGAGCACTTCGGTCGGCGCTCCGTGGATTACACCGAACGAGGCGCGAGCCAGTCAGAATCTGCCGCGCGTCGATGGCGGTGACGAACTGGTTGTGCCGCTCAATGTCACCAAGGGCGGCCAGTCAAGCCCGCAGGATGGCGGTGACCCGTCGCGTCCAGCCGATGGGTCGGCCATCGAATCGGATAACGGCGAGAAAACAGCAGCCATCGTCAATGCTTGGCATGACCGGTTGGAGAAAAGCGTCAGATCACGTTTCGGCGCCGGCATGGGAGTCGATGACATCAAATGGCTCAAATGGCAGAACGAACTGCAGGCCGACCTGACCATCAAAGCCGGGCTGGGGCAGTTCGATGCCGGTGTGAGGGCATTGCAGGAGACGGAGGACATGCGCACGCATTTCAAGGAGGTGCATGATGCACTTTAAGGATTTCGATTGCCGATTCAAGGCAGACGGCGAGGACTCGGCACTCAAGGACGGCGAATTCATCGCCTACCCTTCCACTTTCACCCGCGAACCCGACTGCTACGGTGATGTGGTGGCGAACGGCGCGTTCGACAAGACCATCAAGGAATGGCAGGACAGCGGCAACACGCTGCCCGTCCTGTATGGGCATCGTATGGATGACCCCGATTATAACATCGGCGGCGTCGATTCGATGGGCGAGGACGATCACGGCTGGTGGATCAAAGGCCATTTCGACATGGACTCGCCGAAGGCCGCGCAGGTCTACCACCTGATCAAGGAAAAGCGTCTCAGCCAATTGTCCTTCGCGTTCGACGTGATGGACGAGGGCGAGGTCGAGCTTGACGACGGCACCAAGGCAAATGAACTGCGCGAATTGAAGGTCTATGAGGCGTCCTTCGTGCCTGTCGGCGCGAATCAGGATACTGGCATCGTGGACGTGAAGGACGCGCTGCGCCGGTTGAAGACCGGACGCACCCTCTCACAGAAGAATCTAGACATTCTCTCGCAGATCGCCGATGACCTGACCGGTCAGGCGAAGAAACTCAAGGATTTCGTGGCTGAGAGCACCACTCAGTCCGACAACAACAATGACAATGACCAGAGTGACGATGCGAAGGCATCGGATGCCGGTGCAGCCAAGAACGAGGAGCCTGAAGGGGCCAAGTCCGAGGAGCCGGACGGTTTTTCCGAAGCGGAAGCGTTGCAACTCGCAATCAAGATTGCCCAAATTGGGCGGGAAGGGGAGTGACCGTAATGGCATCTCTCAAGGAAAAGCGAGCCGCGCTTGTCAAGCAGCTCGAAGAAAAGCAGGGTCTGCTGGCCGCTGGCAAGGCTGATGGCGACACCATCGCATTTGTGAAGAGCGCGCTGGCCGAGGTCGAGGGCATCGACCGTCAGTTGGACGGCATGAAGCAGTCCGATGATCTGCTCGCGCAGATCGGCCAGCTCAACGCCAAGACCGGCGTGCAGCATGTTGGTGGCTCCGACGCCATCCACGCCAAGAGTATCGGTGATTATTACGTCAAGTCCATGCAGAATGCTGGCCTTGACGTGAAGTCCGCCATCGCACGCAACTTCGAGGTCGAATACAAGGCAGCGGATGATACTCACGTGGAAGGCGCGCCGTCCGAAGGCTATGCCCCGTATCTGACGCAGATCGACACTCAGCCTGCTCGACCGTATCAGCGTCCGCTGGTCGTGGCCGACCTCTTCGCTTCCGGTGCCGTCAGCGGCAACCTGATCGAATACCCGGAATTCAGCGAGCTTGAAGGCAACGCCTCCACCGTCGCCGAAACCGGAGCAGCCACGCAGGTCCATTGGAAGGAACCTGTGTGGAAGCAGGACAAGATCAGCACCGTCGCCAGCTTCTTCGCCATCAGCGACAACATGATGGACGATCTCAACTGGATTGTGTCGGAAATCAACAACAACGCGCAGTATGACCTGAAGCTGGCGGAGGAAAACCAACTCCTGTCCGGTGATGGCACTGGTAATGATCTGAAGGGTCTTTTCAATCGTGAGATTCAGACGATGGGCCAGGATGAGCTGTCGGACGCCGACCGTCTGTCCAAGGCCAAGCTGTACATCACGCTGAAAACCAATTATCAGGCTGACGCATTCGTCCTTAATCCGGTCGATTTTTGGAAGCTGACCATCGCCAAGAACGCGGAAGGCTCTTACCTCAACCTGACTAACGGTTCCACTTTGTGGAATGTCCCCGCAATCGCTACCGCCGCCATTGCCGAGGGCACCGCGCTGGTCGGTGCCTTCAAGAGCGCCGAGCTTTTGCGCAAGGGTGGTCTGGTCGTGAAGATGACCGACTCGAATGCCGATGATTTCCTGCACTTCAAGCAGACCTGCCGCATTAGCGAGCGTGTCGGCCTGCAAGTCAAGTATCCGAAGGCCTTTGTGAAGGTCACTCTCGGTAAGGCGGCCTGATCATGACGCAGAAGTATGTGCGCTTCGTCACCCCGAAAGAGGCGAACATCGACAAGACGCAGGACGTGGCGGAGCTTGTGGCGCTTGATGCCAAGGGCAAGCCGGTCACTATCGGCGGTGCCGCCTCTCTTCCGGTGGCGAAGAATGTGTCCAAGGCCGCAGGCGATGCGCCGACCAAGCAGGAATTCGATGCTCTTGTCGATTCTCTGGTGGCCGCTGGCCTGATGGCAGCCAAGTAAGTGATTGGGGGTGCGGCATGACTGCCGTGATTGGTGATCTGATTCCAAGCGCCGACTCTTTCCAAGTCGATGCCGGTTTCAAGATGCATGCCGCTCAGGCTGCGATTCGCCGGTATTGCGGCTGGCATGTCGCGCCTTCCGTCACTCGTACGATTCGCGTGGATGGTCACGGCGGTGATTCGCTGCTCTTGCCATCCAAGCATGTGACCGCGCTTTCGAGTCTCAAGCTTGATGGCGTGGAACACGTGCAGGATGCGCGGTACAGCGAGGCCGGGAGCCTTGTGCTGGTCAATGGCGCCACCTTTCCCGATCTGCCGGGGAGTGTGGAAGCGACCATTACCGATGGTTGGGATTTGGAGGATGTGCCGGAAGTGCAGATGATTCTGCTGGACATCGCGTCTCGTGTGATGCAGGTTCCCGGCACGGTGTCAGCTCAATCCACGAATGGCAGCAGCGTCACCTATCGCTCCGGCTCCGATGGTGGTGTGCCTAATGTGGCGCTTTTCGAGTCCGAGAAGCGCACGCTGCAGCCCTACCGCTTGACGTGGGGGGTGAAGCCGTGACTTCCGCATTGGATTATCTCGGCGGTGGTACGTCCTTCAACATGTCTGGCGCGACCAAGTGGCGGCGTTTGCGTGCGAAGAAGGTCATGGACCGGTATTCGGGCGAGTTGACTGGTGAGGATTGGGACCACCCGAACGTGCTGGAATTCAATGGCTCGCTTTCCAGCTCCAGCAGCATGAGGACTCCTGACGCCTTGCGTGAGGAGACCACGAGCACGGCTTACCTCACCTCGACCGACCCGTCACTCGATATCATGCCCGGCGACCGCATCAGGGCCATGCCGGATGACGGCAGATGCTGGGAGGTGTCCGGCTATCCGAGTCGTGACCAGAACGCTTTCACTTCGTGGCAGCCGACGATTGAGATTCCACTTGAAGAGTACAGGGGGTGATGGTCTTGGGTGTGATGGTCAAATTCAACGATCGATATTTCGATGAGCTGATGAATTCGGCTGGCGTCAAGGCCATGACCCGCAGGGCGGCCGAAAAGACCTTGGAATATGCGAAGTCTCACGCTCCCGTGGACACCGGCGCATACCGTGACGGCCTCCAGATCGAGGAGGTCAAGCATGCGCACCGTACCACATGCATGGTGGTCGGCACCGATCCGAAGACTCTGCTCGTGGAGTCGCGGACCGGCAATCTCCGCAAGGCGCTCAAGGCTGGCAAGTCATGACGGCAGTGCTACCACCAGACCTCGAAACATGGCTGTGCGCTTACCTCCGTGGCAAGCTGAAGCCATCCTACGGCAAGATTCTCGTGCACATTCGAGAGCCGGACGATTACGACGGCTCCTATCCTCTCGTGGTCGTGCGTGACGATGGCGGCAGCCAGTCCAATCGCGTGCTCTTCGACCGCAGCATTGGTATCACCGTGCGTTATGGCAGTCGCACTCTTCCAGGTGATTGTCGTGATCTGGCGGCGAAAATCTACGGCCTGCTCACAGACCCCGCGATTTGCCAGCTTGACGGGTCTCCGATCGCGGCAGTCGAGGAGGACGGGTGCAATGGTCCGTATTTCGTGGCCGAGGACGCGAACATCGCCAGATGCTATCTGACTCTCGAATTCTCCGCTATTGGAGAATTCCAATAATTCAATAATTCTTAATTTTTAGGCGTTGAAACGTTTGTTTCAGCGCCTTTTTTGTTTGAAAGGACAAAATATGGCAGCTGATTCAGCAGGTAATGACCTGAGCGCCGCGAAGATCGTGGTGACAAGCGCATACCGTTTCGCACCCTATGACGCGACTCAGAAGCTGACCGCTGATCTCATCGCGCCGACCGTGGCCGACGTGAAGACCGGCTTGGACAAGATCTTCAGCAAGGGCGGCTTCGTCGGCCTTATCACCGAGGATGGCGCGCCGCAGGACAGCCGCGACGCCGACGATGCGATCAAATTCCACCAGCCAGGCTATTCGATCAACGGCAAGGCGTCGCTGACCGAGCAGTTCACCGTGGCCGAGGATAACGACATCACGCGCCAGATGACCATCGGCAAGCCGGACTCCAGTGGCGTGTATCACGTGACCGATGTGATTCAGGATGGCAAATGGTTCTGCTACAAGGAAACCGTTCTTAAAAACGGCACGCATCGCCGTCGTCTTGGTGTCGTGAATCTGACTGGCAACGAGCAGGGTCAGGAGACTTCCGGCAAGAACACCGGTGACGCTTGGACCATCGAATGGATTCAGGACGACGCCTGCGATTCCGGCAACAGCAAGTATTTGGAGTCCTTCGTGACTCCGACTGTTTCGTCCGGGTCTCACGCCACCGATCATCAGGCTGATGATTCCGAGTCTCAGCCGGTGGCTGACTGATTCAACTCTTCCCAGCATGTGTTTCTTTCTTCCTTTCTTCGCATGTGCTGGGATTCTTCCTCTTCATCCAGTGGAGTAAAGGAATTTTTCGTAGTCGTTTGAAAGAAGGAAGAAATGACCAAGAACGTGATGCCCTCCGCCGCCGATTTCGACGCCTGGACTCAGGAGGACGAGGAGAAGGCGCTTGAAGCGTCGGCCGAGCGGATGAAGGTGAAGCACCTCATCAAGGACGACAGCGTATGGTTCCTCGCACCGCACGGCCACATTTACAAGCTGCCTCTGAATCTCAGCATCGATGATTTCGTGCGCTTGTCCGACCTGCAGTCCAACACGGAGCAGATTCAGACGTTGAAGGAGATTCTCGCGGCTTTTGCTGGCGAGGATGCGGCCAAGGAGCTGGCGAAGGAGCCGGCAATGGTCCCATTCAACATCCTCAACGATTACGGCGAGCTGCTTGCGAAGATTCAGGGCGTGGAATTGGGAAAATCGTCGGCTTCTGCCAGCTCCTCCGAGGAGAGGACGGCGACCGAATAAGGGCTGATTTCGCGGCTCGCGGGTGGAGTCTGCAGGCCGATTTGGGCGGCAGACTCCGCTATGCGGACGCGATCGCCTTGTGGGAGAGCCTTTCGGCGGATCCATCGACGTATTGCGGCATGACTGCGGTGCATATGGTGCTGCCGATGGATGCGACGGCGATCATTACCGCGATTCAGGCTGGCGGCACGTCGATTCTTGGTGACCTCGCGCCGGAAAAGGCTGGGAAGAAGCATGTCGAGGTGACCGATGAGGAGCGTCGTGCGGCGTTGGAGTCGATGAGCAGCATCTTCGGCTTCAAAAAAAGTGAATAGAGGAGGCTGTCATGGCTGGTGGTAGCGAGCTTGGCTCAGCGCATGTGAGCATTTTCCCGCAGATGAATGGCTTCCGCCAGAATGTGGCCAAAGAGACCGGTAAGGCCGTCTCCGACATGAAAAACTCCTTCACGAAGGGCTTCAATGGCGCGCAGCAGGGCAAGCAGATCGGCAGCGCTTTCAAGTCCGGTTTCAATAGTGGCGCCGCCGAATTGAATTCCGAAGCTTTGAAGTCCTTCAAAAAGGACGTGGCTCAAGCCTCGCAGAAGAATACTGACGCCTTGCTGAAATTCAAGGCGGCTGGCGTGCAGGTGCAGGCCGCACAGGAGAAACTGAACGCCGCCACACAGAAATATGGGGCTGATTCGACTCAGGCTCAGGCTGCGGCCATCAAACTGGAGCAGGCGCAGATCAAGCAAAAAGCGGCCGCCGACAATCTCAAGGCGGCGTCCGACAACCTCAAGACGGCGCAAGGACGGCTCAAGGATCTTGAGACGCAGTTGGCCGCCGAAGCGGACAAGTCGAAGAACGCGTTCAGCCGTATGGCTTCCGGCTTCACGTCAACCGCCCAGCAGATTGTCGGCAAGATTCCGGGCGTGAACGCGGCGGTGCAGAAGATCAGTTCGACGGCTGGCGAGGCCACGTCCAACATCAAAAGCAAGTTTTCGGCTGCTTGGAATGCTTTGCCGGAGGGTGCGCGTAATGCGGCCGCGAAGGCCGGTAATGCGTTGCATGCGGGTTTGAGCAAGGCTTCCGGGTTCGCTTCGAAGGCGGTGTCCGGCATCGGCAAGGCGGCTAAGGGCATGGCCACCGTCGTGTCCGGCGCCGCTGCCGCCGCTGGCGGATATCTGGTGAATTTCGGCAAGCAGGCCGTGGATGCGGCCCTCAAGGCCGGTGAGGTGACCGCGAAATTCCAGCAGGTCGCCAAGAACAACAATTGGACGGATGAGGAGCAGAAGTCCCTGCTCAGCCTGAATAAGACGCTTGGACAGACCGGCGTCATATCCGGTGGCACCTTGAAGGCCGCTCAGGCGCAGCTCGGCACTTTCGCGCTGACGGCGGATCAGGTCAAGACTTTGACACCCGCTTTGGCGGACATGATCGCCAATAACAAAGGTTATAACGCGACAGCGCAGGATGGCGTGCAGATAGCGAATCTGCTTGGCAAGGTCATGACCGGCAGCGCCACGGCACTGTCGAAATATGGCGTGACCATGACGGACGCGCAGAAAAAAGTCCTGCAGGAGGGCAGTGCGTCCGAAAAGGCAGCCATGGCCGCGCAGGTGTTGGAAGCCAACTTCGGTGGTATCAACAAGGCCTTGGCGCAGACCCCGCAGGGCAAGATGACCATTCTCCAGCATGAGATCGCTGGTTTGAAGACTTCTGTTGGCAATGATCTCATCGCTGCTTTCGGTGGTGTCGGCGGCGCGGTCATCAAGATGGTGCAGGCCGTCGAACCGCTCATCACCGCGCTGTTTGACAAGATCGCTCGGCTGGCGCAGAAGATCGGCCCGCCGCTGGAGAAAGTGTTCGGAGCGATCGCCGACAAGATCGGAAAAATCGATTTCAATGGCTTCGCGGGCCAATTGTCTGGATTGTCCGGTCCTATCGCAGCCGTGACTGGTCTGCTTGGCGCGGCTGGTCTTGGCGGTGCTTTGAGCGGGTTGAGTGGCGTGCCGGTGATTGGCGGATTGCTGTCGAAGTTTGGCGGCGTCCTGTCTGGTCTTGGCGGGCCTATCACGCTGGTGATTGGCGCTCTGGCCGGATTGATTGCCACGAGCCCACAGCTCCGCAGCGAATTCGGCACGATGCTCAAGAATGTTTTCGTCAGCTTGCAGCAGGCATTCCAAATGTTGCAGCCGTCGATTCAGACGCTGATGCAGGCTTTCAGCCAATTGGCGCAGGCGCTTATTCCAGTGCTTGCACGAATCATTCCGCTTCTGACGCCAATAATCTCGACACTGATAGGTGCTATGGTTCCGGCCATTCAAGACATCCTGACCGTGGTAACCACAGTAGTACTGGCATTGGTCCCGATTATCCAAGGACTCGCGCCGGTCGTGACCGTCGTGCTGACTGCCATCACGTCCGCGATACAGTCTCTGACACCGGTTATTTCACAGATCAGTGGTCTGGTTGTCAATTTGGTTTCGACTGTTGTCGTTCCATTGATTCAGCAATTGGCCCCTATCGTGACTAGTGTGTTGACTGGCATTGCCTCAGTCGTGCAGGGGCTTGCTCCGATAGTGTCGGCGGTAATTTCCGCAATCATTGGTTTCATTCAAAATACGCTTTTCCCGGCAATTCAGGTAATGACGCCTTTCATTCAAGGTGTCATTGGTTCCGTCCAGCTCATACTTCAAGGCGCGATGACATTCATTCAAGGTGTCATAAACGTTGTCTCCAGTCTCATTTCTGGAGATTGGCGGCAGGCGTTTGAGGGATTCAAGCAGATTGTCAAAGGCGCTGTGGAAACGGTGCTAGGCATTATTGGTGGCATCGGCAGTGCCATCATGGGCATCTTCTCCGGCGCTGCCACATGGCTTGTGTCGGCTGGCGTGTCGATCATCGGCGGTCTGATTTCCGGAATCAGCAGCGCAATGAATGTCCTTGGTGGTTTTCTCGGAAGCGTTAGAAGCCATATCTTCGGCTTCTTCGCCGGTGCTGGCACGTGGCTGTGTAATGCCGGCGCGAGCATCATCAATGGTCTGCTCAATGGTCTGAGGGCGGCTTTCGGCAAAGTTAAGAGCTTTGTGAGTGGCATCGGCGATTGGATCGTCAAACATAAGGGTCCGCTCAGCTACGACAAGGTGATGCTTAAGCCTGCTGGTCAGGCGATCATGCAGGGCTTTGACAAGAGCCTTAAGGCTGGCTGGAAGGACGTGCAGCGCACTGTCAATGGCATGAATGCGCAGATCAATGGCGGTTTCGATGTGGATGCGTCGAAGTCAGGGCGCGCGAATGTCAGCAACGGCGGTGGTTCGACCACGTATGTCCAGCAGACCTTCAATTATCCCGCGATCGCGCCCACGTCGATTTCGACGCAGCAGAAATTGCAGACTGCGGCGATGCCGCAATGGTGACACACAAGTGAAAAAGGTGGTGCAATGATTCTCACGGATTATCTCATCAATGGTCAGCAGCTGACTGGTGAGCGTTCGAGTCTGATAGTCGGTACCACCCATTTCACAAGCATTAGCCCTCGTATTAATTCCGTGACCGTGAATGGTCGGAGTGGTGTGATGCTTCCGGCTGGGCCGGTGGCTTTCGATGCGCCGGAAATCACGCTGAAATTCATCACGGACGGGCCTGATGCGGATACTTTGATGCACCGCTTCTACCGCTTGTGCCGTTTGGCTTCCAAGCTGACTCGCGTGGAGCGTGACACGGTATCCGGCTGGACTCGACGCATGACCGCCAGCGCGGTGTGCACGTCCTGTCAGCCGGACGGTGACGAGATTCCGTGGGATGACCACCGCGCGGCCACCGCAGTATTCCAATTGCCGGATGTTTTCTGGCAGGGGGAGCAGTGGCAGGAGCGCACCTTGGACGCGACTGGCGGGCGCCTCATGGCCGGTGGTGTCGATAAGCCGAGCGGCAAGGGGTATTGGACGCGCTGGCAGGGATTGCCTAACGCCAGTCCGTCCGAGCTTTTCGACACCGTGCCGGAGGGCTGGCTGTCCAATGCGCCAATCGGCACGCTGGTATTGCGTTTCGGTGCCGCAACCGCCGTCACGATCAGTGACCCGATAAGTGGCACGAATCTGCTGTGGGGTGGCAAACGCGACGCCTCACGACCTTATCTTTTCGTCGATGTGGCCAATCGCAAGGCGTGGACGGCTGCCAACGCCGACGCATGGTCAGGCGGCACGGATGTGACGTCCGGCGTCGACTGGACCACCGAGCCACTGCAGGTGTGGCCCGCGATCGATTCCGGCGATTATCGCCTCGCAATCAAACAGACCGGCGGCACCGACAAGGTGGTCTGCCGGTTTTTGCAATCCTGGGAGTGATTAATGGCAAAGTCTCTGCATGCGCGCCTCGTGGCCTATCGTCCATTCGGTGACCGACTCGGTGTGCTGGCTGAGCCTGTGAGCTTCAGCGCCAGCATGCTCCACAATGATGATGGCGCAATCAGCATCGAATATTCCCTGCTGTCCGGTGATGCGCAGGCTTTCGACCGTGAGCTGACCGATGGTCTCGAAGTGGCCGTGGAAGTGTCGGACGGTAGCGGCTTTAAGGAGCCGGATAATGCGCGATTCGTCATCACGGGCCGCTCCGGCAAGACGGATGACCGCACCAAGACCATCACCTACAGTGGCCAGTCGATTGGCTGGCTGCTGTCCAAGGCTGAAAACAATGATTCGTCGCACCTCATCGACGATGGCGATAACAAGGGTAAGCGGCCATTCTACAGCTCCAATCCGGGCACGATTCTCAAGACCTTGCTGGACGAAAATCGTCAGCGTGGTGGCGTGGCCACCGGCTTGACCTTGGGCTTCGACACGGCCAAGGACTCTGCCGGCAGTAATTGGGCAAAAAAGTACACTCTGTACTATTCGCTCGGCACCGATTTGCAGACCATCCTGGACGCCCTGGTCAATGGTGGCGGCTGCGACTGGCGCACGTCCGGCAGGACGCTCAAGCTGTGGAATGCCGACAGCACCGCCTTGAGCCGCGACCTGAGCAAGAGTATTGTGCTGCAGCTTGCGCGTGACATCAGCGAAGCACCCTTCGAGGAGTCCATCGCTGACCTCGCGTCCACCATCCTCGTCGAGGGAGACAATAACCTGCTCTTCCGCATGGACAATCCGAGTGCGCCGACTCCTTGGGGTAAGTGGGAGAGCTATTCCAGCCAGGGTGGCGTGTCTGATAAGGAGACGGCGCAGGCATTCATGCAGTCCACGCTTGATGATGCGGCTAGGGTGCGTGGTCAGTACACGCGCGATCTCATCGTCTCCAATGTGGATAATCTGCCGCTCATCGACTTCCACGCAGGAGATTGGATTACCGCCCCCACCATCTCGCACGGCGAAAAAGTGCGCGTGCAGGAAATCGACCTGTCCATGCGCCAGAATGAGGGGCTATCCTGCTCAATCGCTCTGAATGATATTAAGTATGATGCTTCCGTCCGTCAGGCGAAGAAGATCAAGGGCATTACCGGTGGCGCGGCATTGGCCGGTAGTGAGAGCGGCACCACCGTCTCCACCGACCATGACCATCGCGTGCCGAAAGCGCCGCTCGGTCTCATCGTGCAAACCGATGCCTACCTTGGCAGCGACGGTTTCGCGCATGGTCTGGCCACGGCTTCGTGGTCTGCCGTGACCGAAGCGACGAACAACACCGCCATCGAGATCAGCAATTACAGCGTCGAATGGAAATTGCATAAGGACGGCGCGCCCTGGCATTCCGCTGGCACGACGGATAAGACGCAGTTGGGCTTCGGCAATCTGGATTGTGGCACACAAATCGAGGTGCGCGTCAGAGCTGTGCCAACATACTCCGACAAGCTTGGCGAGTGGTCGGAAGTCTTCGTGGCCACCGTCGAATCGGACACGACGCCCTGTGCCATTCCATCCAAGCCGACCGTCTCGTCTGAGCTCGGCGTGGTGTCAATCCACTGGGATGGCAAGACCGCTGCCGGCGCGCAGATGGAAGCCGACTTCGACCATATCGAGGTGGGCGAGGGCATCAATGCCGCTGGAATGCAGGTCATCAGCGCTACCCAATCTGGTCAGGGCGATTATCTTGTGACCGGCCTCACGGGCGGCTCACAGCACTCTTACGCGCTCCGCTCCGTCGATCATGCGGGCAATAAGTCTGACTGGTCTGCGATTGCCACTGTGACTGTGGCTTCTGCGGTGTCGCCTGATGAGGTCAAGCAGATTCAAAAGGATTTGGCTGACAATCAGACAGCTTTGAAGGACAATGCGGCGAAGCTGACGCAGGCGCAGAAGGACATCCAAGCCAACAAGTCTAATCTTGACGCGGCGTCCAAGACGCTTGCCCAGGCCAAGACCGATTTGACGCAGGCTCAAAAGGACATTGCGCAGGCCAAGACCGACCTGACCACGGCGAACGGTGAAATTTCCAAGGCGAAGGAGTCGGCGGCTCAGGCGTATGCCGAAGCCCACTCGAAGAATCATACTTTCCGTGGGCCGGATGAGCCGAAGGACAATCTGATTGTCGGTGACTTGTGGCTCAAGACCCAGAAGTTTTGGACCCGCTGGCAGGGCGAGAAGAACGCTTCACTGTCTCTGCTTGCCGACTTTTACACCTATTGGATGGGGACGCCTAACGCCTCGCCGTCAGTCTTGGTGCCACTGTCTGATCGTGTGATTGACACGCTTGTCTGGGATGGCTCTCAGTGGAACCATCTCGGGTACGCGGATGTCGAGAAGAACGCCGACGAGATAGCTCAGGCGAAGTCCGCCATAGCGGACAATGCCGCGAAGACCACGGACGCGAAGAAGACTGCCGAGAATGCCGCTGCCGCCGCGAAGACGGCGCAAGGCACCGCCGACACGGCCAATGGTGCGGCCAAGACCGCGCAGGACACCGCCAATGCGGCCAATGCCGCCGCGAAGAGTGCGACCGCGACTGCCGGTCAGGCAAAGGATGCGGCATCGGCTGCCCAGACCGCTGCCGAGAGCGCGAAGAAGACGGCTGGCAATGCGGAGACGCTGGCTAACACTGCCAATGAGTCCGCCAAGTCCGCCAAGTCCGACGCGGCTTCCGCCAAGTCCGACGCTTCCACCGCCAAGACGGATGCGGCCAATGCCAAGACCACCGCTGCCAATGCGTCGAGCGTGGCGACTCAGGCCAAGGCCACCGCCGATAGTGCGGCTCAGTCCGCCACCGATGCGGCCAATGCCGCGCAGAAGGCGAATACCGCTGCCGCTGCCGCCGCTGGCGTGGCGAACGGCAAGGCCGACGTGCTTATCCAGGGCACGGCGCCGGATGCTTCGATGCGCAAGGCTTCGACCTTGTGGATTGACACCACGAATGGCGCGAACACGCCGAAAAGGTGGAATGGGTCGGCTTGGGTGGCTGTGACCGACAAGGCCGCGACCGACGCCGCGAACACTGCCGTCAAGGCCAATACGGCTGCGAAGACCGCGCAGGACACCGCCAATAGGGCAGCGACCGCCGCCGCCAACGCGGCGTCTCAGGCGAATCAGGCTCAGGCCGCAGCCAAGAAGGCGCAGACCACTGCGGACGGTAAGAATCTGATTTACCGTGGCCCGGACGAGCCCGCGCATGATGGACTCAAGCCGGGCGACATGTGGTGGCGCACCCAGAAGTATTGGACTCGCTGGAAAGGCGAGAAAAACAACTCACCGAGCCTCTTGGCTGACTTCTACACCTACTGGACGGGCGCGCCGAACGCCAGCCCCTCCGTGCTGGTGCCGCTCTCCGACCGCGTGGTGGAAGTCCTGACTTGGGATGGTACGCGCTTCGAGCCATTCGACCTTGTGGCCAATAATATTCTGGCTGCTGGGACGGTGGCGGCTAAGCATCTCGCAGCCGACTCCGTGACCGCCGAGAAGGTCAAGGCCAACGCGATCACGGTGGACAAGCTGGCGGCTAATTCGGTCACGACCGAGAAGCTGGTGGCTGACGCGGTGACCGCCACGAAACTCGCCGCCAACTCGGTGCAGGCGCGGAATATCGTCGCACTGGCCATCACGTCCGACAAGATCGCGGCCAATTCCGTGACGACGGCGAAGCTGAAGGTCACCGAGGATATGACGGTGGCGCTCCTGAATGTCCATAAGATTCAGGCGGATGACATATCGGCTAACGCGGTGACCACGGCAGCTCTTGCGGCTGGCGCGGTGAATGCGGACAAATTGGCTGCCAAATCCGTCAATGCGTCCAAGATCGTGACCGGTGCCATCACCGCTGACAAGCTGGCGGCAAACAGCGTGACGGCCGTCAAGATCGCGGCTGGCACTATCACGTCCGACAAGGTGGCGGCAGGCCAATTCAAGGGCTATGTCTTCACGGGCGCCGTCTTCCAAAGCTCCGAGGCCGCGAATACAGGCATGAAGCTCAATAGCACGGCCTTGCAGATGTGGGACAGCAATCACAACCGCACCGTCTACCTGGACGGTGAGGGGAAGAGCAATGTGCTGACCGGCACGTTCCAAACCCGTGTGAGCGGGCATCGCGTGCGCATCAGCCCCGACTACCAGACGTACATCATCGGAGGTTCGGAGACGTTCGTTGGTGATGGCCTGGAATTCCCCGCATACAACGGTTCCACCGCCTACTACAGTCATCCAGCCATCGCATCGGTCATCCAGTCGAATCAGGTCGGCTCGATGGGCGAACTGGACTTGTGGAGCGGACACGTGAGCAAGAACGATCCCGCCGCGTTCGTGTCTCTCAGATCGAAGCCGCGCAAGAAAGGCGGTACCGGCAGCGGCGGCGTCACATCCAGAGTGCATGCCGTGGCGAACACGGATTACGACGAGCCGGACGAGAGCAAGAAAAGCAGCGCTTACCTCACTCTGGCCGGCGATAGCGCGAACGGTTCGGAGTGCTGGCTCGGAGCGCAAGACGCGAACGGCGAGGTCGGAGTCGGCGCGAACATCGGCACCGGATACCTGCATCTCGGCGGCTATCTTGGCGGCATCACGAACCGTTTTACATTCCAGGCCCAGGCTGCGTGGAAGGCGTGGTATCCGAATCCCGGCTCGAAGATTGCGACCGGCGCTTCCATGCAAGTCGATTGCACGTTCAGCCCGACGAAATACGGCCACTATTACGTCGTCGCGAACGCGGATTCACAATGGGCGGGCATCATCGCGCACCCGATGAACACGGGCGGCCAGAGCGGCTTCACATTGAAGCTGTATAACGCCGACCAGCCTTGCCCGGTGGATGTTTACGCGGAATTCCTGGCTTATTTGGTCAAGTGATTGGAGGAAATCTTGTCTGCGACTTTCGAAACGGATGAGAACAGTGGGCTTTGCATTATCCGCTGCAATCCGCCCATAAACGGGTCGGACAGTTTCGTGTTCACGACCGACGTGCTCGTCTCGTGGAAGGCGCTGCTCGGCCTTGCTTCGACTCGTGAGGCGATCGCCGCGATCATGCAGGGCAAGGAGGACACGAGCCGGTACGACCGCGCCACCGGCAGGGGCGTGTGGACGGGGGCTTACGAGGCCTTGGAAAGCGCGCTGAATGATTCCGCCACCGGCGTGAGCATGCTTGCGGCTGATGGGGAAGTGTTGAATGACCCGCTGACCGCCGCGCGCAATAAGGCGCGTGAGGGCATGAGTCTGCCGGTCATGTCGAATGAGACGGACGCGCGGATGTGCGCCGCATTGACTGCTGACGGTTCCGGTGTGGAAGCGTCCAGCGGCATCGATGTGGCCTGCACGCGGGATATCGACGGATTGGACGCCTTCCTTGATGACGAGTCCAGCCAAAACATGTTGGACGAATGCGAGGAACGCTTCTACGAATCGCTCATGCCAAGACAAAACCAACAGAATTAAGGAGATTGATTATGGCCGATGAGACCACTGAAACCACTACCGCTGATACCACTACTGCCGTGACGCCCTCTGAGCCGTCCGGTGTGCTTGATTTGCGTCCGCCGAAGGAGTCGGTGCGCGCGGAATTGTGCCGTCTCGGATTGGAGTTTTCCAGCGCTGACGGCACCGCCGAATCGTGGCGCGACTACCAGCGTGGCGTGCTGGCCACGTTCGACGATACGGGCACGTCCGTGACGTTGACGGACGTGAAGACGAATCTCGGACGCACCCTCACACTCGACGAGCTTAAGGCCGTGACTCGTATCGACACGATGACCGCCGCCGACTAACCCCGCTTTTCACCATTTTTTTCAACCCCTGCAATCCACACGGATTGTGGGGGTTTCGCATTAAAAGGAGACTTATTTTGACTCAGATTCCAGCCGACGCGAACGAGGTCATCGACTCTCTTTCCGTGCAAATCGGCACTCTCACGAAGCAGATCGCAATCCTGACCAGTCAGCTCAATGCGGCCATGAAATTGGTTCCGGCCGACGTGCTCGAAAGCGTGAAGGGGGATACGCATGCAGAGGATTAACTGGTTCCCCGACCCGCTCATCACCGGAAAACTCTCCGCGGAAATCAACAATGGCGTAGCAAAAGCTGTTGTGGTCGCCGACAATAAGAATTGGCTCAGAGTCACCAGCACCGCGACCGGCGATAATTTCGGACAATTCTCACTGTCGGACGGCCTCATCCCACCGGCTGGCACGTATCACGTGCACGCCAGGGTATACGCGCAGAAGGCCGCCGCCAATTTCATCGTCTACAGCAACGTCAACTCCTCGTGGAAGCAGTTGCTGAACAAGCCGGTCGCCGACGGGCAAACCCTCACGGTGGACTCCGAGATCACGATTCCGGAAGGATGCCAGCATCTCCTCGTCAGGATGCAATTGGGGAGGGAGGTCGGCTTGATCGGCATGATGAGCGAAATCCTCATCGAATCGGCCGACACTTACGATAAAGCCGTGGGGGGGGGCTTCCGGGCTTCTTCTCGGGGGACACGATGCCAAAGGAGTGAGCTTCGTCGGGCGGG